GAACACATCATATTTGAAACAATTAACAAAATGTTTCAGGAAGTTACTGTTTTCAAAGGGATGAATGCACTTGAAATGGGTGAAAAGCTGGCAGAAAAGTACAGTAAATTCAACAATCCAATTGTTGTTATTACTGATGCCAGTCGCTGGGATCAGCATTGCAGTAAGGAGGCATTAGAGTTCGAACACTCATTTTACCTCCGACTGTTCAATAACCACCCGGAACTCCGTAAATTGTTGTCCAAACAGCTGTATAATAGATGCCAATCCATCACTCCAGATGGATTCATCAAGTACAAAAATGTCGGAGGCCGCGAGAGCGGTGACATGAACACAGGGTTAGGCAATGTGGTACTAATGTGTGGATACATGTACACCTACTGGGTTGATTATTGTAAAATTCCAGTTTCTAAGATCTCCATCTTTAACAATGGTGACGATTGTGGAATCATCATTGAAAAACAACATGAAGAATTCATAAAGGGTATGGATGAATTTTTCCTGCAGTTGGGGTATAAAATGGAAACTGAAGAACCAGTCAAAAATCTTGAACAGATTAGCTTCTGCCAAATGTCACCAATTGAGTATGAAGTTGGCAAGTGGGTCATGATGAGACGGGTTAATGCATTCGATAAGGATCTCATTTCTCCAAAGAAACTCAATAAAAGAGTGGACTGGGATAGAGCCAGGAATGCTATTGGCCAGTGCGGATTAGCGCTGACCAGCCGATTACCCATGTACAGGTCATTTTATAAAATGTTATACAGGGGATCAGAATACGTCACACATCCAGATTTCGACCTTGAAAGTGGAATGTGGAGACTTAGCGTAGGAATGAAGGCTAGCGAGTTGGGCATTACCAACATTGCCAGAGAATCTTTTGAGAGATGCACTGGAATAGATGTTTATACGCAGTTGTTTTATGAACACTATTTCGACAACATCCATCTTTCTTATTCCGATGCTGGGGAAGCTCCATCATCAAGCTTCCTACTTGAGCTCACCAAGTAAGTTGAGCGGACGGGAGGGTGACACACGATACTGGCTTAATGTATCAGTCACACTGGGTTAAGAACCGTTC